ATAAATATGATTATTCTTTAGTTGAATATAAAAATTGTAAAGATTGTATTAAAATTAAATGTGTAGAACATGGTGAGTTTGAACAAACACCAGAAATACATTTATCTGGTTGTGGTTGTCAAAAATGTGGTTTTAAATACAATTATAACGAAATCATGATAAGCGATTTTATTAAAAGTTTAAATATAAAGACAATTAATAATTCTAGAAAAATAATATCACCACTAGAATTAGATATATTTATACCATCACATAATGTAGCAATTGAATACAACGGTTTATATTGGCATAGTGAAATAAATAAACCATCTAACTATCATTTAAATAAAACTGAAATGTGTGAAAAACAAGGTATTCAGTTAATCCATATTTTTGAAGATGAATGGTTATACAAACAAGATATTGTAAAATCTAGACTAAAAAATATATTAGGGTTAACACCCAATAAAATATATGCTAGAAAATGTGTTATAAAAGAAATAGATATTGAAACATCAAAAAAATTTTTAAATGAAAACCATATTCAAGGTAATGTAAATAGTAGTATTAAAATCGGATTGTTTTATAATAATGTGTTAGTCAGTTTAATGACATTTGGTAAGGGTAGGATAGCCCTAGGTGGTAATTCAAATCAATTTGAATTGCTTAGATTTTGTAATAAATTAGAATCTATCGTTATTGGTGGTGCAGATAAATTACTTAAATATTTTATAAAAACCTATAACCCAAAAGAAATAATTAGTTATGCTGATAGAAGATGGAGTCAAGGTGGTTTATACGATAAATTAAACTTTATTAAAACTCATAACTCACAACCAAATTATTGGTATATTAACAATAATCGAAGAGAATATAGATTTGGTTATAGAAAATCAATACTAGTTAAAAAAGGTTTTAACCCAAATAAAACCGAACACCAAATTATGTTAGATAGAAAAATATACCGAATTTATGATTGCGGTAATATAGCATACAAAAAAACCCTCTATTAAGAGGGTTTTTTATTTATTATTTTAATAATTATATATTATCAAAAGAAGCACCAGTATTCATGATAACAAACTCAAGTTGAATAAACTCTAAAGCTCTAGTTGGCTTCAAGAAAATTTGACCTGTAAGTTGATTTCTGTCGATATCTTCTGGGTCGTTTGAAAGAACCACTCTAAAGTCTGTAAGACCTCTTTCACTTCTAATGTTATCTAAGATTGGGTTAACCAACGCTAAGAATTGATTTCTAACCACGTTATCATTTTGTTCAAACAACAATCTGATAGAAACAGCAGAGATAAGTTTTCTTGCTTGTAACAACAATCTTCTTACGTTAATTCTGTCAAGAGCAGACTCTTTAACTTGCATTGTTTTATTACCCCAGATTTTAATACCATCTGTTGTAAACGTAGCGATTGGGTTGATTCTAGCTTCGTACAACGTATCTCTTTCAGCAAGAGTAAGTTTTTTACGAGCTTGGATTGCATCAACATCACCTCTGTTAATACCAGCAACCGCGAACCAAGGGAAAGCAATGTTGTCAGTAAGAGCGATGTTTCTAACTACATCTCTTGTTGGCGGCATCCAAATGTAAACGTTGTTTTCTGTATCGTTTACTTGAATCCATGGCCAATAAGTACAAGAGTAGTTACTATCATACATACCATCTAAACGGTCAGAAACTTCTTCAGCGCTTATTACATCACCAGATAAATCAGTATCTGGTGTTGTCATAATGTACAACGAGTCAGCTCTATCTTGTTCAACCATATCGATTGTAGCTTCAATTAAGTTGCTGTTGTAATCGTTGTCGATACCTGGGGTTGCGAATACGTTAATATTAACAGCTTCTGGGTTTCTAAATGTCCAAATAGCTTCTAGGTAAGCATAGTAATCAGAGTTGATACCAATATCACCGTTAGTAAGAGTTCTATATTTGAATATTTCACTTTGTAAACCAGCTTGTCCGTTAGTACCATTTACGACGAAACTATCTAAATTACTTCTTCTAGTTCTGTAAATATCCCAACCATCAAAACCACCGTAAGGTACAAATGTAAATTTACGTGCAAATATTTTTTCATAGTCAGTTCCTAACACACCAGCTTCAGTTCTAAACTCAGCATTACCAGTATCAAATAGGAATACTGGAGAATATGTGTCACCACTTGAGTTAATAACAATTTTAACATTGTCAATTGTAGCACCAGTAGCGTCAATATCCATGTGGAAACCATGTGTCATACCAGTCCACATATTTGAATCACCAACTGTTGGAATACCTTTATAGTCAAAGAAATCAGAATCAATACCTAAAGTCTCAGAAAGACCTAAGAAAACTTTACGTTTATTTTCAAAAGCGCTATACGCTCTTTTATACGTTAACGTTGGGTCAACAACTGATTGTCCGTTTGAATCGTAATCTCTAATAGGGAAACCAATAAAACCAGCTGGGAAAGTTGTGCTAGTATCACTAGTGTCATCCATTTCAATAAGAACGTAAGATGATTTTGAAGGGTATTCACCATTATAAGTACCAATTCTTCTAGCTATATAGTTGTTAGATGTTGGGTCAAGAGTACAACGACTAAAGCTTTCCAAGATTGTTGGTTGAGCGTCAGTATCGAAATAACTTCTTATAATAACATCAAACTCTTTAGTGTCTAATTTAATATTTCTAATAGATATTTTGAATTGTTCGTTAGCAGCGTTACCATCAGAAATAGTCCAAAATCTGAATAATCTCAATACTTTAGTACCACGTAATTCTGATACAACATATGGAGTTACAGCTGGGCTGTATTCTTGTAAGTAATCATCAAAACTTCTGTCATAATCAACAAGAGCTTGTTTTAAACCTCTGATTTTACCAGCTGCTCTGTCATCTTTAAACATTTCTCTATAGAATTCTTCAACAAACAAAGCTGTATTACCATCATCGTTAGTTCTACCTAATACTCTAGGTAAATAATTTTGTTTTGTATTATCCATAGATAGTTGGTAACTAAACGCACCTTGTGTTGTTGATGTACCAGTCAATACAAAATCACCAACAGGGTTTGTAGTAGAAGTTGTAATACTTGTACTGAAATTTACGTTAGTTGAAGCTGTTATTTCAAATGCTGGAGATTGTAAAGTTGGGTCAACAGAACCTCTAGAACGTAACAACGCAACCAATTTATCTTCAATACCGCTATAAACAGTACCTGAATAAGTTACTGTAACACCAGTTGTAGAACCTGTTACAAAACCACCTGAAGTACCTACTGAAGTTACTTTTAAATCAAAAGAAATACCGTTAAAATTAGCACCCACTTTTTCATAATAAGGACCAACACTAACAACATCATTTACAGATGAAGTAGCCAAGAATGCTAATTCAGAAGTCAATGTACCATCATTGATAAGTGTTTGAATCAAAGGAACTGAAGAAACAACTGTTACGTTAGTACCACCAGTTGTTGCTGTAAATGTTATGAAATTTGAAGTTACTGAAGTTCCAGTGTTTGTTGTTACAACCGAAGCTGGGTCCAAAGCAGCATCCAAAGTGATACCCCATGCAAAACCAGCATCATATCCAGAAAACCCTAATACTCTAGTTACGAATAATTGGTTTGATTGTGTTAAATATGATTTAGCGATGTATGGTAATTCATATTTAGGTGCCCCTGTGTCTTTAACTCTAGTCGCATTTTGCCCACCAAAGAAAGATTGGAACTCGCCATAGTTACCAACAAATATAGGTTGGAATGCTGGACCAATTGTAGTCTCACCAACTAAACCTAATGTTGTTACACCTATCTGACGTGTGATAAAAGATAAGTCTTTTTCTGAAGTATATACACCAGGACTTACGAATACTTTTGTTGCCATATTTTTGTCTTTTTTATATGTTATTATTTACTTTATAGTTTTGTTTATTATAAATATTCATTTTTTTTCAAAAGTAGAGTAGACATAGAATATAAATCAGAATTAGTATGATTTTTTTCATACTTTTGTATACTTATTAGTAAAAACACTATGAAAAGGGATAAAAACATAAAAATTACACCAATAACCCATGAGCTTCTTAAAAAGTATTGTGAAGAACATGGATTAAAGATGTTTCAATTCGTAGAGTCACTAATTAAAAAAAATTGTATAATACCTAAAACTTTTAAAGATATTTATAATGAAGATTAAATTTTTATAATAATTTTAATTCCTTTGGTTTATCGAATATATTATTTCACTTGGTGTTATATATGAAGCAAAAATATAATTTATTCCCCCAATAGAATAATTTCCACTCCCAGTTAATTTTTTAAATTCACTACTAAAAGTAGGTAAAGTACTACCACTATGTATAAGAATATTTGTAACACCTAACAAACCATTTGCTGTGTTTGCTGTTATTGTTGTACCTGTTTCAGGTAATGTAAGAGTTCCATATACTGTATCAGTAACAAAAGATAAAACGACACCATTACTACTTTCCGCTTCTGTTGATAAGGGAATATAACCATTATATGTTGTTGCTGATATTGTGTTTGACATTAAACCACTTGTAAAGTTAGTAAAACCTGTTACTGTCCCACCACTTAAAGGTAAATAATCTCCTGTAATAGGGTAGTTATCATCTAATATTTGTGACCACATTGAAATACCGTCTTTATTTACGTATAATATACCTGTTTCAATATCAATATACGTACAACCTCTAGTGGAAATATGTGTTGGATACCCTTTACCACTTTGATAAAAGATTGAACCGATTTTAAACGAACTAATTTTTTCTGACATTTTTATTTATTTTTTTTTTAATACCCAGCAAACGTATGTCTAGGGTTATTTACTTCAATTTTAGCATTACCAAAATCAATATCCTGTTCACTCATTACATCATAATGATAACCATCTGCATAAATTGGTTCTGTTGTTACATTACCTTCATTATCATAAGTTCCATCAGTTAATGTGATTTCACCTATTTCAACAACTGCTTGAATACCTTGTTGGTAATTACCTTCTACATCAATTACATTCTTTGTAATTAAGTCAGTTAGTGCTGTTTCTTTGTCTGTGTATTTTAGTTTTGATATGTTCATATTATAAAGTTGTTAAGTTTTGTAATTGTGTATTGGTCAACCTTGTCTTAAATAGTGCAACATTGTTTATAAAATCATTAAAAAAGTTACCATTACTTCTATTTTGTCCTAACCCAACTCTATTTTGACCTGTTATATTATAAGTATTAGTTATAACA